ATTCAATCAACTTTGTGTTTGGCCTGGGACAGTCCTGGGAGACTCTACACCGCAAGATCTCGAACAGTTCTTTATTGATGAAATGAAAACTCGAGTTAAGTACAAATGCGAAGTGGTTACGAATCCCGACCTTGACGAAAGCGGAAACGCTATTCCCGAAACCGGCGGTCGCAACGACTTGTTCTTTTACGTACATGCCGACGACATCGCTAACTTTGCAGTTCCTCGTTTGAAAATGGGAATTCGTTGGTGGGAAGACGTCGTAGGATACAACGACAATCGTCACCTTTACTCTGAAGAATTCTTAAACGCTAATCCTTTAACTTGGTAATCATGGAAAACAAATACTCTCTACTAAACTACGACATGGAGAACCGCAAACCGACTCCTGAGTTTGAAAAAGCAACGAAGTTTCTTGATGAAACTCTTAAAGAAATGGTCGATGGAATTAAGAGCCAACACACAGAAGTCGACAATGAATCTGTAGGATACGCATTCTACGGAAATCTTCACTGGGGCTCAATCGGCGAAAAACGCAAGACCGGCGATAGCCGTGTTGATGCTCTAATTGCTGACGCAATCCAAAAGATCAACTACTTTGTCAAAACCGAAGATCATGGTGGAATTGGTGACACTGCAACCGATGAAGACATCGCTTATGAAGTCGACCGCTTAATGAATGCAACACCAGTCATGCACGGAACTTTACTTAACAGAGCTTAACATTTAATTAAACACTTAATCATATGTCAGACGAACAATTATTCGAAGACTTCTCAGACGTTGTAACCTCAACCGTCATTAAGAAGAACTGGTCAGTGACTTACAAAGGTCAAGAAATCTCTGGGACCTATTCATACGAAGCGGACTCTTGGGGCTTCTATGACAGGAATGTCGAGATCAATGAAGAACACTTGGAAAACCTTTCCGGTGAAGAAATCGATGAGATACACGATTACATAGAAGACGTCATCAGCTAATGGTAAGCAAGAACAGGATATCACCACAGCCTCTGCTGCAAGAACTCTTGTGGCCGAACCGCTGGCAGTGCACGGTGGCCTGCTTGTTGTTGAACGTCACGACGAGGACTCAGGTCGATAAAGTCTGGCCTACACTGTTCAAAGAAGCGTCCGACCCAGAGAGCCTCTTAGCGATGGATCCCGAAAGACTCAAAGAAATCATAACTCCGCTAGGTCTTAAGAACCGTCGCGCCGAACGTCTTCGTCAGATGTCCGAAGCTTTCGGTAAAGTCCCTCATCACAAGCTGCCTGGCGTAGGAACTTACGCATACCAGAGCGACCGCATATTCTTTCACGACGATCTCTTACACGGGACTGAAGTCAAAGACGGCGCTCTGACAAAATACTTAAACTGGAGAAGAAAGCAAAGATGGAAGAAATTGTCATAGGCAAACTACTTAAGTACAACGGAAACTTCTATCGTCTGGTTCGCCAGATGCCGTTGCATCAGTTCACAAGAAAAGACGGCAGCATCATGGGCGAGAAGTACAATGCTTGGAAAGAGTGGTTGAAAGCTGACCATGTTTTTAAGACACAGTCGCATTTCTTGTTCTGTGAGACAGTACAAGACGCAGAAATTGTTCCATAAAATTGTTAATAACTTTTGGCAAAAAAGTTTGCATTAGTCAATTCTTTTGGTTAATTTTGCTCTATAATTAAAACAAATGGAATTTACAAATCGTCATCAAATCATCGCGGCTCTCGAGGCAGAGTTCGGAGAGAACCCAAAAGGGTTCAATAATACTGAGAAAAGCAAGTCTGTGGAAAAGTTCTGGACGTTCAACCGTCTTATGCACTACTACTTCGACATCAAGAACGGTAGGAAGAAAACCTACATGACTCGTCTTAATCCTAAAACTGGTCAATACGAACTTAAGAAATAACAATGACATTTCAAGAAATCATAGCAACTGCACCAAGGCCGATCTCTCGTAGGTTGGAACAGCTCAAGTTTTTGCGCGAGCGCCCGGACTACCATCCGGAGTCTTCTGCGTTCGAACACATCAAGATCGTTACCGAGAGGTTGATCCCTACCGGTGATATGAACTTGACGATGGCCGGTATCATGCACGACATCTGCAAGTTCGATACCGTGAAGATGAACGAAAAGACCGGCTGGCCTACCAGCCCAGGTCACGACGATGCCGCTCGCGATCTTATCTATGATAACGGCTACGATGGTATCATGGTTCGTGCTTGGCTGAAAAGCAACGGCGCAGACTTTGAAAAAGTCGCGGGCATCGCTAAGAACCACATGCGTTTCCACCAACTTGGAAACATGCGTGACTCTAAGCGCGAAAAGTACATTCAAGAATGGACTGACCAAGGCATCATGCACTACTTGGAGATCTTCGGAGCCGCGGACAACATGTTGGCCGAGTTCGACATGGACAACTTAGAAAAATCATGGAAATTCAACGAGAAATGAAAGAGTTAATTTTACTTAGGGGAGTCCCTGGAGCTGGCAAAAGCTCTACTGCCAAATTGTTAGGCGCTGGGGGTGCAGGTTGCGCTCACTTTGAAGCTGATATGTTCTTTATGAACAACGGTCGATACGAATTCGACGCAACCAAAATTAAAGATGCACATGCATGGTGTAAAAATAGCGTTGAACGAGCAATGCTGTTAAACCATACAACTGGAGATAACTGTAAGATCATCGTGTCCAATACTTTTACCCAAGAGTGGGAGATGGAAGCATACTACGATTTGGCTAAGCAATGGAACTATCGGGTTACTTCTTTGATCGTTGAGAACCGTCACGGTGGAAAGAACGTACACGGGGTTCCCGAGGACAAAATACAAGTGATGAAGGACCGCTTCGAAATCAAACTTTAATATGTTCAGCTTATACATGAAACTCGCTCTTGGTCTGATAGCCGGTCTCTCTTTAGGAGGTGCCGCCAAGACCAGGAAACAAATCAGAAAAGGCGAAGTACAATGGGTTGCCTGGAAAGGTAAGCACGACTCAGCATACTTCGCAAAGCAAAAACAATTAGAAAACAAATAAGAATGAACTTAGAAGTCTTTAAAGAAGTAGTACGTCTACTCAAAGAACACGATGAAAAAGTCAATGCCGCGTACAAGTTAAACATAGACCTAATCAATTTCTGTGATCCTGTCACAACTGCAGTAGGTCACTTGATCGGCAGCCTTTACGGAAAAGAAGGTAAAGAAACATTCGACTGGTGGTGCTACGAAAAAAACTGGGGCACTCGCAAAGACTTAGAAATGCGTAATCACGACGGCGAACTTCTTTGCGACACGATCGAAGACCTTCACCAGTGGCTCGAGGACATGGCGGTATGGGACTATGATCTTCCCAAGAGAATGTCTGACGAAGAACGACAAGCAATCTTAAGAGGTATGTTTGAGTAAGAATTTTCAGACATCACGAGTATATAAACATAGATATGACAAAACAAGAACACATAGACCAGGCCATCGATTCGATGTCCGAGATACCATCCTCCACAAGAGTTCGTGGGTGGTCATTTTCTTTCGTGGACAAATACTACGTGGTGCTCAACTTTTGGATGACTCCGATGGGCGAACATGTAGGAGTTTATGAAGCCAACAAAAAAGGTAAGAAGTTGAACAACAACAGTATCGTACTTTTACAAAATTGCAAAGATCCGGTGAAAGGCATAGAGGCGCTCGCCGACTTGCTCATCAAAGAAGAAACTGAAACAATAACCAATTCATAAACTATGGGACTCGATATGTTTGCGTACCGTACCAAGGTACAAATCAGTAAGCCGGTAGACTTTCAAGATGAAGTCTACCCATCAGACGAAAACAATGAAGATCGCAACAGCGAACTTATGTACTGGAGAAAACATCCCAACCTTCACGGGTGGATGGGAAACCTTTACTATGAAAAACAAGGAAAGAAAGATTCTTTCAACTGCGCTCCAGTCGAACTTACATCAGAAGACCTCGATCGCTTGGAAAAAGACGTCTTAGAGAATCGTCTTCCTCATACTGATGGTTTCTTCTTTGGCGAGTCTAGACCTGGCATCAACGAAAAAGACTTAGAATTCATCAAGTTGGCCAAAAAAAGTTTGCATATATCGAAATCTTTGGTTAATTTTACCATATTAAATTAAACACATGAAAAACATAACAATCGCACTTACCGCAATTCTTGGAGCCATCGGGCTCGTAGGTCTGGTCATGCTAATCCTGGGTTTCCCTGCTATGTGGCTTTGGAACTGGCTGATGCCTGAGATCTTTGGCCTTAAGACCATCACCTTTTGGCAAGCAATCGGCCTACAGTTCTTGGCATACATCATCTTGCCGTCAAGCAAGTCAACTTCTAAATCTGAAAAGTAATGAAAGGAACAATCGAGACAAGACGCCAAGACGGTCAAGTCGATAGCACCCCGTTCATGTTACCGCTAAAGAAGGCAACACCCAGTATCGAGCTTAAGATGCTCGCGCCCACCAACGAAGAACCTATCGCAGTCTACTATTTTGAGACAGGTTGGAACTACGGGTATCCTACGTACCATGTAATCATCGAGTACGGTGACTTCGAGCAGACCGACAACTTGTTTATGTCTCACAAAGAATTCGTCGAAAAATTCGGTGTAGATCCTCTCGAGGATGAAAACCGAAACCCACTACAAGCAGAATTCGACTTCTAAATATATACTAACCAACCACTTAATAACCATGAAAAAGTTAGACTTTACAAATCTAGGTCAAAAAGCACTTAATGTACTTAAGACCGCTGGGAGAGTTACCATCATCGTGATCTCTCTTTTCATTGGTTTCACATCTGGTGAAATCTATCGCGCGTACAAAAAAGGTATCGCAACCACCCGCATGCCGCAGTCACAAAAAATTGAAGCAACATCCGTTGCGATCAACGACCGCGGAGAACTGATGATCATCGACCGAGGAACAGGCAAGTACATGCTGTTCGACGACCAAGTAGGTCAGTCGATATTCAATCAGTACGCTTCTCGCATCTACTTGCAGAAGCAAAGTGGGACAAAATAAAAAAGCTTATGAAACTATTCAATTCATTCATCACGGTAATTGCAATCATTTTAGTTGCTGCTTGGAGCTACGGCTACAAAAACTTAGAAGAAAGCAAGAACTATGTGATTGACCCTGGAAAGATCGACAAGACAGCTCCTCCTTGCTTACAAATGTTCTACAACATTGAAAAGTACGCAGAAGAGTACGACATTCCTAGAAACTACGCATTCGGAATCGCAAACGCAGAGACCGGCTATCAAGGTCCTTTTCACTGGACCTACGACCAAGCAAAGGTATCTTCCGCAGGTGCAGTAGGACCGATGCAGATCATGCCTCGCTACGCTCATCCTTACGTTGACGGAAAGTTCACAGTCGTCGAGCTCAAGACCGACATCGAGATGAATGTGAAGGCATCGATGAGAATGTTAAGAAAACTCTACAGCATGCACAAAGATTGGAAACTTGCGTTCGGAGCGTACAACACAGGCCAACCGTGTGTCAACGGATACGCACAGCAAGTCGCAAGTTATGTGCCAAACTATTGATCTATGGTAATCGTCAATGAAGACATGACTCAAGAAGTCTTTGCACAAGCCAAAGACCCTCTTGTGAAAGAAAAAGATCAGTTTGCGCTGGATCGCAATCGTTGGATGGTCCTTTGGCTATACGTCTGCATTGCTTGTGAAAGAATCGTAGACGGAGAAAAAGTCGCAGAAGGATTCTATGGGTTTGAGAACGATTACACCGAAGAGATGGCGATCAAGCTCGCCAAGTGTCTCAAAGAAAACTTAGAGAACGGAGACTTTGCTGACTGGATCTCACACTGGAACTCGACGTACAAAGAAAGGTACACCTGCGACGAGAACGATCTTAAAGCATTTATAGACTTCTGTGGTTTCTCTGGAGGTTTCACCGTGTAAGAACTAATTGCTATCATAAGAATATAACTATCACTAAATTCAAAAACATGAATAATCAACAAGTTATCCAACAAATTCAGGAGCAGTCCGCTCCAATCCTTGAAAAAATCGCCAACCGCTCAGTTCGTGAGTTTAAGATGGGCGAATTGACGATCGACAACGGAATCTCTTTAAGAGGTATGCCCGTGACAGGACGCGCTCTTCGCAACGTTCTTAGCGCATTAAGAGTTCGTCCAAACTTCACCGACCTCGCTCACAAGATGAGTCCCGAAGACTGGCGCAATGTTTCTGAACGTCTTAAGAAGGCCGAAGCAGAACAAACTCTTTACGCCAAGATGATCCCCAACGACAACGGAGAAATCGAAATCACCGATGTTTACGGTCACAACGATCGCAAGAAAGGCGAAGATTCTGGAGACGCATCTCAGTACATCGAGTGGATCTCAAATACTTTGGCCACTTCCGAAAAGGACTATTCTTTGAAAGGATTCGACTTCGACAGCAGACGCGAACTTTTCAACTTGACTCTGTTGGACAACAATTCTGATACCGACGTATTCGGAACCGGCATCGACATCTGGAAGATGGGTGATCGCTTTACCTTCGGAGGTCTGCAGTTCAACTACGCTCCTTTCTTTGAGCGCTTGGTCTGCAAGAACGGTAACACTGCTACCGAGTACGGATTTGGTTCCAACATCTCGCAAGCCAAGTACAACAACCGTCGCATCCAGTCGGTCATCGAGAAAGCTCTAAAGTTTGGGCAAGAAAATTTGCCAGCTCAGCTGCAGCAAGCGGTTCAGCACTTGCAGAACAACAACATCTCGATGGCAGAATTCTACCACTTCCGCAACTGGTTCGAATCTCGCAACGAAAATGATCGTTACGAAAAAATCATCATGAACTACTTTGATGATGCACCGTTCTTCAAATCATACGGCGTGGATATCACACAAAAGAGCCGCAAGTGGAAGACTACCGCCAACACCGGTATCAATGCTTACGACTTCTTTAACTTGCTTACGTACATCGCTTCGCATCCTGAGAAAATCATGATGGACCGTAGCGATCGCACCGACTTGCAGATCACGGCTTCCAACCTCTTGTTCAAAAAAGAGCTCGACCTGGAAGATGTTGCTATGCCAACGAAAGTTATCTACCCTCGCTTGGTAGAAATGGCCTAATCTTTCCAACCTATCCTCAAGACCTTCTCTACTTATGTAGGGAAGGTCTTTTCTTTTTGAGATAAATAAAACAAAATAGTTCATGAAGAAGCACCTACATACCTTTGAAGAATTCATAGGTGATCTTGAGACCAAGAACATTAGAAAACTGGCGATTGACCAAGAGAAGAAAGACGGCGATGAAATTTACGTCGATGGCGATATGAACAATCCAGAAACAGAAGTCGATGACGAAGACGGAATCGACAACGATTTCTAATTTTAAGCAAAGCTATGCAAAAGACAAATTTCAAATCATACGAGAACTTCTTGCTTGAAATGACACAAGCTGTCAACGAATCCAAGAAGATGACTCTTAATGAAGCAAACGCCATATTAGATTCAGTCGAGATGCCGGATCACATCAGAGATTATCTCGATAGAGCAAGCAACCAAAACTACGATTTTAAGTACAGTGCTTCGGAAAACTCGTTCAAGATGGTCGATCTGCTTCCGGTCATGAACGAATCTTTGAACGAAGACAAGGAATGGACTTCGGTAACAGAAGAAGGGAAAATCGCACTTGACGAATTGATATGGGAAGGCATCTATGCTTTCATAACAACAGATGACATTAATGAAGGATTCTGGAGTTCGATAGTCAGCGGTGCCAAAAAAGCGTACGGTTACGGTGCAAAAGGACTAAAAGCAGCCTGGAAACTTGTGTCCAACATAGGATCTTTCATCAAAGCAATGATCAAAACAACAGCCGAAGGTGCAAAGAAAGTACTTAAGTACGCGGTCGGCATGGGAAAGAAAGTTGTGAGTGGTGTCAAAAGCAAAGCTGAAGAAAGAGCTGGAAAACTTCGTCAACACAGCGAAGAACAAATTGACAAAGATCAGGCAGACTTAGGAGCGACGGTTGAATGGTTCACTGGTAAAGGCGTGGGCGGAGGAATAAACGACGGTGTTAAGAATGCTGGTGGAGTAGCCCAAACCGCATTAGGTGCTGACCAAGAAGGCAAAAAGGAAGAGCTCGATGACATACAGAAAAAGATGGCCGAAGAAAAAGGAAAAGGCAAATCTGGTCAACAGCAGTCCAACAAACCCAACGAATCATATAAACACGCTTACGATGTTCTTGAATATCTTCAGACTTTAGATGAAGAAGATCTTTTGGAATTCTTTGCTTTCTGTACAGCTGTTGAGATAGGAAAAAGAGCAGAAGCTCTTAATGAATCCGTTAATGAAAGTTTCATCAGCAATTCTCTGTCTGAGATGGACATGACGGAAGGTCTTCTCGACAAAATCGGCAAGGCGTTCGGAATGAAAGACGATAAAGAAAAGAAGGACGAAACTCCTGAAGAAGAAAAGAGAGAAGAAGAACTCGCCGCTAAGGATCAAGCAGCAATCGAAAAAGCAAAACAACCAGAACAGCCCGAAGGCAATCCTGTAAACCGCGCGGAAGAAAAGGCAACTAAAGCAGAAAAAACTGCAGAAGACGGTGAATCTTCTGTTTGGAAGATTCTAGGAAAAATAGGAAGGATCATATTACAAGGTCCTGTCTTTATCGTTGAGTGGGTAGCAGAAAACGGACTTAAGAAAGGACTTAAGTTCTTGTCAGCATGTGTTAAGAAGCTGGGAGGACCTGGTGTTTTCTTGATGATAACCATCGCTGCGATTGGAGCAATAATCTTAGGTCTGGCGACAGAATCGATAGTCGCATCAGGTGTCCTCGGAGAACACAGTAAAATTGCAGGATTCTTTCACATGAGCTTGGCGGGAATGGCAGCAAGCGCATTAGAATCACTTGCCCTATCTTTGGCAAAGACATCAATGCCCATCTTACACTGGGTGCCCGTGGCTCTTGGAGTCTACTTCGGAGTCATGCACATCAAACACATCCTTCACGACAAAGCAATGGGTAAAAACGTCAATCACTCGAAGGCAATCGAACTAGAGAAGGAAGAAGCCGAAAAAGATCGAACACTTGCCGAAGAAACTGATGACGAAGAACTCAAAAAACTTCTGAAAGAAAAAGCGGATCTTCATGACCAGACCATCGCATTTCACAAAGACATGCGCGCAAGGAAGATTAAGATAAGCGAGTTTGAAAAAGAAATCAAACAGGCAAAGGAAGCTGCAAAAGAAGCCCTTAAAAAATCAGGAGCCAAAGACGAAGAAGAAGGCCTGCAAGATATTTTGGACGATCTTAAATCAATGAAGTCTAAGATGAAGAAAGAATCCGACCCTGAAGAAAAAGATTACTACCAAGGCAAGGTCGATGACTTGCAAAAACAGCTCGACTCACAAAAGGAAAGTCTTAAGAAGAAAGCGGGTGATGAAAACTTTGCAGCAATAGAAAAACCAAGAGAGCTGGAGAAAAAGCTTCACGACATGGAGCACGAACTACAACACGACTTTGACGAATTCTTCAAAGGAGAAGACAGCCCTCACAAAAAGATACAAGATATCGCTGCTAAGATCAAAAGGTTGAAAGAACAGGATAAGATAGAGGCAGGAGGTGCCAGAGAAAGTCGTGAAGAACTGTTCGACTACAAATCTTTCATCAACGAGAAAGAAGACGTAAGACATACATACGTCGACGAACTTAGGAAAAGCTACCTAAGAGAACACTCATCTTTAAGAGAATCTGAAAATGAACGTGTGATCGATGAATGGATCACTAACAATCTTGGCGTAAACATGGACAGAGAGTTCTATGAACTCATGTCCTCTGCAAAGTTTCGCAACAAGAAACTTAACGAAGACCAAACGGATTTGAATCCTAAACTTCGCAGCTTGTACAATTCAGTCGCCACAAGATTCAGCGACCTGAAAGCAAACACGCTGGACACATGGGACAGATGGACATACAAAGAGTCTCTACCTAAAGAAGTAGAAAAAGCGGCAAAAGATCTGAAAGTACCTTTCAGCAGTGTAATTTTCTTTAACGATTACGACAATCCCGACGCATACGAGCTGTTCCTACAGAAACTTCCGTCGATCACCAAAGAATTTAAGACAGGCGAATACCAAAACAGACTAGGAGACAACTTAAGATTCTTAGTTGTCAATAACATATAAAAAACAACAAAAACATGAAAGCAGTAAAAACCTATGAAGATTTCGTTAAAGGCACAGAAGTAGCCGAAGACTCTCACGAACCAGCTACCAAGCAAGTGGTGTCTGAAAAGTGCTGGGAAGCTCTTAAAGAATGCTACGAGATGGCCAAGAACGAAATGAAGTCATATCACGAGAGCGAAGACAAAGCAGAAGTAGCCGAGAAATATCTTGGGGAATATGCTAAGCTGAACGAAGCGATGATGGGCGAGTTGGCGAAAGAGTGCGAAGGTATCATGGCTGGACCTGTACAACCTGGACAAGCATAATGAAAAAGTACGCAGAGTTTCTAAATGAAAATGTGATGCCTGCGAACTTAGGCATCGATGGGATCCGATACGGAAACCCAACACTGGAACTGTATGAAGTCGCAGAAAAAGATTCCAATCCCAAGAGATGGTTCGTCGAGACCGGCCTTGCGGACAAGATCATCAACGAAGCACCTCTGAACAGTAGCGAGACTACCAAGAAAGACTTGGAAGTCTTGATGAACAAGATGTCAGAGGTTACTCCCGATGACATGACTTTTGCGAGATTCGTCGAAGGAGAACTTCCACAGGCATTCATCGACTTCTTGATGGCCAAAGGCATTGAGGAAACGATGGAAGAATACTTTATGGTCGATACACAGACCGAACCTCTGGTGTTCTATCTCAAGCACCTCATCAATCGCCCAAGACCTTACCAACTCGCTTACGCGATGGGCATTCCTCTGTACCCTTTGATCCACACGGACGCTTGCAGCGCTGCTTACCCAAGCGGTCACGCCCTAACAGGATTCGTGATGTCAGAATACTACGCAAGAAAGTATCCGCAGATCGCCGGAGAGATTCGTGCCTTTGGACAGAAAGTAGCCGACAGCCGCGAAAAGATGGGCATACACTTCCCATCGGATACAGAGGTGTCCAGAATGATTTCTAATGTCATCTGGGAGAACAACTTATTGGTTACGAATAATCAAATATCTTCAACAAAATGAATCACATAAAGTCATTCGAATCGTTCATCAACGAAAGCATGTACGGAATGTTGGGTGGAGAACATCCTTATTCCGACTCCGAGATGAGGAAGAAAGTCGTGGAACCTACTTTGGGAAAAGACTACGAAGTCTTCATTATGTTCAAGGACAAGGACTACCAAAGACAGCTCGACGACATCAAGAAAGCTTACAACGTCAAAGGTGATGATTGGAAGAAAGCCGGTTGGACGGAAATATATAGATCAAGCAACTACCAAGGTAACGCTTGGACTTGTCCAGAAAGACAAATCATCAAGGCAACGATCTTGAGCAATGGAGGAATCGTCGGAGCGCTATACATGAAACCAAACAAAGTAAAGAAATGAAACACATACACACATACGACGACTTCTTAAACGAAGGCAAGTACACTTTACAAGGTGTCGACGACGCAACTGTTGAAGAGTTCGAAAAAGACTGGAATAGAGGTTCTAAAGTCAGCGGACTAATAAAGCTGATCAAAGCTGCCACCGGAAAAGACATATCAGATATTCCTGAAAAGGCTGTAGAAGAGTTTGATAAAATCGTCGGTGGTGGAATAAAGGCTTCACCAGCAGCAATTAAGATTCTCGACGTACTAAGCAAATACGCGTAAAGAAGAGGAACTAAAGAACACTTAAAGTATAAAACAACAATATCATTAACTTTAAACAACAATACATGAGTAATTGGACAGTACGAGTAAGAGTGACAAGCGAAGATCTTGACACCGGTAAAGTAAGAGCTAAGATGGAAGCATACTTAGTGAACGCAGACACGATCGAACAGGCGCAAGCCATGATCAGAGAACATTTCCGAGGCATGACCCTGGACCACGAGGTTCGCGGGATCAGCAAGAGCGGAATCCTCGAGTACATCGACGGAAGCAAGGCAGCTGTGAAAGCTACCAAAGTTGCCGACGAATACGATCAAATTCTAAACAGGTAAATGCAACTACTTTCTTACACAGATTTCATAAACGAGCACCTTCTTGTTGAAGGTATCAATCCCGAAGCTCTTAAGGCATCATTCGTAGCCTTTGAGAAAAGACTGGGTGGTAAAAAAGCTGATCTTATGAACTATGTAAGAACAGATCTTGCATCAGAACTTGGAGCGTCATTCACCGGTCTGGTCAACAACAGCAACATAATCACCGTCTACGACACAGTCATAAAGATACGTTCTGCTCAAGGAGCTCGTCTCGAAGAGTTTTCCAAAGACGCTAAGAAAACCGTCGCCGACATCATGAGCGGTTTAGTAGAAGGCAAGATGCCATCGAACCGCTACGAAAAAGGAGCAGCGTTGGTTGTCTACTTGATGGACGCAAACCCAGAAGCAATTTTCTGGGCACCAAAGGACAGCTTAAAGAAAGAAACGATGGCGCTCAACGCCATCAAGGCAAACCTGGAAAAACTAAAAGGACCCAACGAAACCGTGAGAATAGCAATTCACGGAGAGATCTTTAGCTCAACTCCAAACGTCCAAGAAGTGGTTCTTGAAGGAGTCGACAAAGTCGATGGCACTCCTAAAGCTGACTTTATGTTTATGATCGAAGGTAACCCACCGATCTACATATCGCACAAAGACGGTAAAACTGCTAAAGATTTCCAACAATACGGCGGTCTTGACAATTTAAGAGATCATCCTTTTGCTAAAGAATTCATTGAAAGAATTCGTACACTCACTGGAGGAGAACTTAAGAACGGCCAAGAGTTCGCAGTAAAAATTCCAGCCGACCAAATTGATCTAGGTATCAGAGCAATGTTTGGTACGGACGCTTCTTCGAACAACAAAAATTGGTCTGCTGACAACATTCAGCTTATCATGCAGGGCGACATCACATTCACGCCTTCAAAAGTAGAACAGTTTGAGAATGCTTACGAAATAACTCCGTCCGGCCACGCTACGTACAACCCTGTGTTGACCGGCGGTAAACTAAAGATGTCGGATTCTGATCCTTACTGGCCTGCGATATATGTTTCTTTCAGAAATGGCCAAGGTGGATCTTTTGGCTTTAAGAACGCTCGATTTGGAATCTGGGCACAAGGAAATTTAGGAGTTGACCGAGGCATCAAAAAACTCGCAGAACTCGAAAAGAGCAACTCACCGGCTTAGGACCGGAGTTTGTCACGGCAAACTTGAAACCCGGAGATTCGCTATCCTCCGGGTTTTTCTATGTCCAAAAACCAAGTTCCAACTTGTGAATATAAATAAAATAAAGAAACTATATGTCACAAGAAAATCAAGAATTTGTTTATGAGTGGGATTCGATAGTGATCCAGCTCGGAAACGGTGAAGAAGTACATGGCTCGATTCGCATCATGAAGCAAGACATGGACAATATGAAGTTCCTTCACGGTATGGAACGCGGAGAAGTGCTTGACATGCTCGTCAAAGCTCTGGAGACAACACCAAACCCTAAAGAAGCAGCAGCCGCCGAGTAAGATGCCTTTTCGCAAGAACTTTAAAGAACTATGGGGTCACGGTGAACTTTCGGTCAAACCCGAAAAGTGGACACCTTTGACAGTTGAGTATGGCTACGGTTACGTAGGCACCTTGATCAATATGTTCTGGAGAGTCAAAGGCACTTCACACACTTTCAGGATTCCTGTGAATCAACTTAACGAAATAAGCAAAGGCGACTATGAAAATCACATTGAAGAATTTCTTAAAATCTTTAGAGAAGACTATCTTACGTGGGCAGCACAAGGATTCTCTGAAGAGTGGATGCGAGAATACCACCGAGAGTACCGAAATCACATCATTCTCTAACCCAATATATACTAAAACAACAAACATGGTAAAAACTTATCAGTGGACCAAAGGCGACAAAATGGGAAACGTCGTCAAGACAATCGGAGAAAAATTCATTGAAGACAACATTGAATATCTCGTCTTTAACGACGGAAGCATGATCAATACTTCCATTATGAATGAGTACCTCATCGAGATACCCAGCGAATCAGAAGCAATGTTGTTGTCTGACATCGCACCCGCACCTATGCAGAGAGTAGAAAAAAAGAAACCTACACCTGCTCCAGCGCCGCAAGTTCATCAAGTTCAAGAAGCTGATCTTTCTCCCCTTGAAAAACTTCTTCTTGATAGCAAAAAGACCAAAGAAGTGTTTACGATAGACTTAGAGATCGACTTACCTTCTATCGAACTTATGAAAGTTCTGGCTGATTCTTACAATGACGGAGAAGAACAGATCTTGAAGTTCTTAGCTTCTTCGATTAAATTTGAAGACATCAAAGAAAAGATCGCGGGACAGATTGCCGAAAAAGCTTTCAATAGAAAACCTAAAACCACCAAGAAAAGAAATGAAAGACTACAAAGTACTGTACAGTGATAGCAAATTTGATGTGGTAGAGATCATGGGTCAAATTGGGTTTAAAGCCAAGACCATGTCGATCGCCATCATGCCCTTCACGACCGACGAGAACAGCATCGTCGACAAGATAGGATTCTTAAAAGAATTCAATCCTTTCAGAGAAGGCGATTACGCAAACACGCTGATCACCGGCACGATAGAATCCGAAGACCAAGACTTGATACAAACAGCCATCAGAGAACTCAAAGAAGAAGGTGGTATCGAATGTCCCGAGGATCAAAAAGGTCGTATCATCTACCTGGGCAACTTTTATCCTTACAAAGACAGTGATCGCATGGTTCCTACGTTTGCGATCGATGTAACCGGCCTTACACTTGGAGAACCTACCGGAGACGGAAGCAAGAAAGAAGAACTCAGCTCATTCCACATGGCGCCCGTCACAGACGCTATGACGACTGATGAACTTTTGCCTCTTGCAGCATTCTTAAGACTTTTCAACTTTTTCTACCAACACTCAGTTCAGCCCGATGTACAATCGTAGAGAAAGAAGAAGAATCGAAAAAGAGCTGGGTATCACCAAGCTGATCAAAGAAGGCCCTCGTGAAATACGCGAGCAACTTCTCAAACAAAGACAAGAAGAAAGTCTTGCGTTGCAAAGAGAATGGCGCGAACAACAAGAAGCAATCGCAAGAGAAGAAGAAATCCAAAGGTACGCAAAAACTTTACAGCTTTACACAGATATGGGTTATACCGTTGAAGAAGCTGAAGCAAAAATCTTAGAAATCACAAAAAGAGACGAGGAGCGTGCAATGAGGAAAAGAAAAAGACGAACTACATGATGAATTTGTACGTTACGTACGGCGACAAAGAAAAGCTCAGAAAAGCATTCTTAAACCTAAGAAAACAGCTAATCATAGATTCACACGATGTGATAAGATCGTTGGGTTATGAACCAGAATCGCTGACTGAGTATTCTTACTTTATCATCAACGAAAAAATCAAAAAGCAGATTCAGACAGCTGCTTCGGGAAACCGTATGCAGTCTATCATATACATCAATCCTGAGATGGATCACGAGGTCGTTCGTAGCCTCATAAATTTCGCGCAATTAGAAACTGCTGTAGAAAAAGTAGTGTTCTTGACCGATCATGGAAAGAACGAAGAACTATACGAACTTTTCCAAGAAATCATATACTATCCAACAGCCAAAAAGGTCCACATCATAAAATGTGAGCCTATCATGTTTGGAAGAATGATTACAAATACTGAGGTTGAATCACTTCTTCCTCAAGATCACAACGACTTAGGACTCCACGGATCTCTTGGAGTTTCAACACAATCTTAACACGATCTTCATCAGTAATGAATTTATAGGCGCCCATTTCGATTGGCGCCATTGGTAGTACATAGTACATACCTTGTGTCTGATATGTACAGACGGGCAAAAATGTGTATCTTGTGTTTTGGTAGAAGTCTACCGATATGACCATCACACATCCAGCATTCACCGGATACTTTTCGTTGGTCATGGCGCTAAAGAAATTGCCTAAGGAAAAAACAATGATACGATCTTCAGAGTAAAGTCTGCCGCCCTGAAAATCATGTGGGTGAGCGCCGATGACAATGTTGGCGCCCATGTCGAGTATTGGTTCCAAATCCTCGATCTGTTTTTCTGAAGCATATTCTCCGTACTCTCTTATTTTTGTTGAATGTCTTTGATGGATTGTAGGAATGATAAACTCAGACCTCTTTTTCGCAATATCAATCTTTTCTTTAATTTGGGCTTCATCGTAAAAATTGACGATTCCTGTTGGGATTTCTTTGGGATCAACGTCCGCGAAAATCGCACCTTCTTTTTCACCTTTTTCTCCATTGATTGATGTAACGTAATTTAAGAATGTTATGTCGTAACCGTTTAACTTGACGTCGTATGTTATACGCGGTCTTTCTGGTGTACCTGTTCCAATATGCGGTATACCAATTTCGTCTAAAATTTTGTTCGTTCTAAGGACACCATTTACGCCTCCATCCAGCGAATGGTTATTTGCAGTTAAGATTAGGTCAAATTTGCCTTTCAGATAGTTCGCAAACAAATCTGAAGAAGAGAACTTAGGATAGTCAGATTCGTATCCGCTAAACGTGGTCTCCAGCTGTCCTACGGTAAAATCAAGAGTGTTCATCCACTTACGAATATACATAAGAGGATCGCTGTTCACAACGGTTCCTACTTGGACGCTCTCACAACCCATGTCGCCGAAAACTCCCATTCGGAAAGGTTTCTTGGTAAAGTCGTCGTATGATAGTATCATGCTGGTTTTGAATTTAACATTTCGGAGTATGAAAGACCTCGCATGCCGGTTCCTGAAATTTCAGCATCAACATTAAAAAGATCGTCTTCTTTAAACCTCTTAATCATATAGCCCAAAGAAAGCTGTTCGAGCCTTTTGATTGAATAAGGACTCATAGGATAGTAAGCGTCCTCGTATATGAACTTGTACACCAGGAAAGGAACATTCGCAATCATACTTGGCGTGATGTTCTGCTCGATGTAGTAAGGTCTAGCGAAATCTCCATTTTGGTAAGCAACATCGATTCCTACGACGTTTAGACCAGGGTTGTGTTTGAAAACAGCCTCTGCGATGTCGAACAATTGTTTTTGATTGAATTCATAGATGGACACCTGTGTCCAAGAAAACTCAGAAGCATCTTTCTCTTTCATCGAGTCAAAGGTCATAGCCTCGCGCAGTCCTTTGGCTTTGTCGTTCACTGGGTCTCTGTGAAACGCCGCAAGAAGCGTGATCTCTGTCTTATATCCTCTAAAGAACAAGAAACGATACTCGTGTGATATCTTAATCTGCTCTTGGAACAAATCATACTCATCGGAAAGCGCATCGAGTTCTTTAGCATTATTGATCTTTTCAACACCGCGAGACTGAAACGAATTCAAAGACTTCGCTATCAAAGGAAACTTGAGCTTCTTCTTAGCATCTGCTTTGGTAAAATACGTCTTTGGTAAGAAATCGTAATCTTCCTTTTGGTAAATCTCTGTAAGATCTTTCTTACTCGTTATGATTCCTCTTGGGTCATTGTAAATTCCTTTAGGAAAAGGAGCAAAAGTCGTCATTGCCAGGACTTGACTTTCTTCGATCAAAGTCTTCTTTCCCCAAAGAAGCAAAGGCGCTTGCTTTTCCATATTGGAGCAAGCGTAGTCATCAGCGTCGTCTTGGTAGACGAAAACTCGTTTGATCTTTTCGACGATTACAGGATTCTGTTCTTGTTCTTGACTCATCGTCGTGAACATAACAACTTTATTGAACTCTTCTGGAGCCTGTGGGTAACTTAAAAGAACATATTCATTAAAGCTGTTCAGCAAATGTTGTCTTGTGGGATTCATTCTAATCGCGGTTCGGTGATTTAAGATATCCTGCTATCGCATCCATGTTGTGTTCAGCGATTGTGATCTTGTCTTGTACCCAGGCAGGTAAGTCCATCTCGGGCGTGATCATACTTTTGACCTCTTCAGTGTTTCTTAAGATGTTTTCCAAAGCAGACATATACATGGCACCTTCGGCTTCTTCGTTCTTCTTGCCGAACTTTTCATGATAGCTCTTAGTGTGAACAGATGTCTTGAGTTTCTTCTTTCCTTTAGTGTCGCCGGGCAATTCCTTGTAGGCTCTGGGATCGTCATCGTCCATCTTGGCTTGTTTCTTCATCTGTGACTTCTTACGGTCTTCAGTCGAGTCGCCCATCCACTTAGGAAAGTATTCTTCAAAAGTCTTAACTTTGGCCATTCTTTTTGTTTTTCTTTATATATCTTGACAACGTATTGGAATAGAGACTTGAGATATATAGAAAAAAGGTCTTCGATTAAATGGCAAAAAACCCGCAATCCTTAAGTCTGAACAGATTTGGCAACCAGGATTTCTATGCGCCAGCAAAAAATAATTCGCAGAAAGGACAGCCTTTGCGAGTTCAGACAAATGACGGCATCATAATTAAAGTCGTCAAGACGGGTAGTGTTAAGTACGCGGAGGCTTCAACCGGTCAACAGACAACTCCGGAACCTTTCGTAAGTTCAAATCTTTCACAAAACTTAACACTGATCAATCAACTCCTGTCAACGTATTTTCCTCTTTCGTTTGTAACGAACATCTTAGAACAAGAGCCAGCAGCCGAAGAAGCGAATAAAGGAACAGCACAGTCTCAACCAACGGAAGAAAATAGAATAAGTGACAATGTTCCGTTGGATCTAAGACTTGTTTATCTTATCGATGACAAAACTGGAAACGTCCTCTATTCGTTGTCCACCGACGTGGAAAAAGGCCTACATAAACTTACAAGCTGCGGGCGGTAAAGGCGCGAACAAACTTTTGGTCGACCGCGCCAACCAACCAAGATTTTACGATAACTTCAATCCAGGCGCAGACACAAACCCTCTTGGGCCTGCAAAAACTCCTACCACAACAAACATAATCAACTGGTCTACTTTGGACCAAAACAAATATAAGTTTCCTTACAAGTACCAAGATTTTGTTTTTTGCAAATGGTGGCAGAAGATTCCCAACAACTACATGGTCACTCTGCGAAGATATCCGTATCCGGTCAGCGACGCGGTTACTTCTCCACAAGAAAGACGTAATGAAGTTAAACTTGATAAATTGTACCCAGTCGCTACAATGGTGACATTTCTTGGAGAAGACTCAGGAAATAAAATATCAGCAATCGTAGGACCAATCGAAACCGGCCTTAAGTGGAAAGACATCAAAGCCGATGTATGGGAAGTTACACAGTCAACAGAGCCAGCGACCGTCAACAATCCAGCTCCGGGTCTGGCTAAAGTGTTAGGATTCATGCAAGCAGGAGCGGTAGGTAGTAAAACCGAAAGAGCTCCGATGACACCCGTGGATCCTTACAACAACGGTCCTTACGTAAACAAGATTTTAGGACCTGTCAACGTAATCACCAGCGTAAAAGGTAGAGAAAGAGGATTGGAGTTCAAACACGAGATCAACCTGGTTTTTGAGTACTCCATTCGCAGCATCGGTGGCATCAACACCAAAGCAGCAGGTCTCGACATATTGGCAAACGCTCTTCTTATGACATCTGCTTCTGCTCCGTTCTGGGGCGGTATGAACCGCTTTGCTCCACACGTCGGTAGAGGAGATCACGACCCATTCTTAGGAGGCGATGCAGGAAGAGCTGCGTGGCTGAAAGGAGATCCCAACGGATTCTTTAACGCATTGAAAGAGCAGTTCACAGGTATCCTCGGAAACATATCCGACTTGTTCAGCAAAATCACAGCAGATCCAATCGGAGGACTTAAAGAAATCGCAGGAGGTGCAGCCAAGGAATTTATGAAGCTGAACACTACCGAGGCAAGAGGCCAGATATCAGGTCTTCACGCTCTATTGACAGGCGCACCTACTGGTGAATGGCACTTACAAGTAGGAAGTCCTCTCAACCCGCTTATGATGATAGGCAACTTAATATGTTCAAACGCCAAAATCGAATTTAACGACGAACTTGGACCTGATGACTTTCCAACGGAACTCAAAATCACCATCACGTTGGAACATGGTATGCCTCGAGACAAGAATGCGATCGAATCCATGTTCAACTACGGCCAAGGCAGGATCTACGCTCTTCCCAAAGGATACGAGCAATCATTGAGCGCCAACAACGAGTCGAATTCAACCGCAAATAGCGCCCAAAATTTACCTATTCCCGGTGTTGTCGGTGGCGATAAAACAACCGGAAGCTCGGTTTCTTTTGCAGAAGCTGGAAGAAACGGCCAAGGATCTCGCCGCGCACTTGTAAAAGGCGCTCCTGGTGATAGATCGCAAAGACCAGGAATTGTAGGCGGTGAAAAGGCTTACGAACAGACATATTCGTTATTAAAACTTTCAAAAGACGCAATAACTCGTTCTGCGCACGTTTCATTGTACGGTCTTGGTAACGCAATAACCAAAACCGAAACACCACCAGCACCGGCTAAAACAAACGGTTAAATAATAATCTTTTAAGTATGCTAGTTTTCCCAACAACGATCGACAATAAACCCGACTGGAAAAGAGACGATAAAAGTCCTCGTATCAAAGACCTTCTCCTAAAAGATTACAACGAGAAGGATAGTGCAGAAGGTTTGATAGGTATCGATTTGTTCAGAGTCGGAAGAGAAGAAGAGATGCGTCCCGACTTGATAGCAAGACAAGTGTACGGGTATCTTACTCCGCTTGAGCAACTTTTGAAATTCAACAACGTCTCAAACCCTTTTGCAATTCAAGAAGGCGACGTTTTCACGATCTGGGACATTCCTTCTGCTTCAAGCAACTTAAGGCCACAGACAAAAAACGCAGAAGCACGAGAAGACATAAGAAAGCAATACATTACGCCAGAGAAAAAGTCGACTGTAGATCCACGTCTCGCTGATTTCGAAAAGAGAACGCAGGCCACGAAACCGGATCCGTCAAAAGGTAAGAATGCTCCTGCTCTTCCTCCAAACCTCGCAGACTTCGGTGACCAAGAGATCACGCTCGTCAATGGTAAGTTGGTTCTTGGTGGTGCTGTTAGTGCTTCGGGATTTGATTCTCAAGATCCGGTGTCTAAGAGTGAATTTGTCGCTAAGATGATTAAGCAAAGATTAAGAAACAACACATAAAACAGAATACATGGCATCTGATGAAAAAACCATCATACGTTCGCTTCTTAAGCCAAAGATCGTCTTAGACGAGCTATCCCTCGCTGATGTTTTTTCTTCAACGTCTGATAAGATTCCTCAAAACAAGCCAAAAGAAGTCACGGGTCATCAAGAGCAGAATAGCGTAGGTACCGACTACCCAATGGTCGCAATCAACAACTACACTATCAGCTTAGAAGAACTCGATACATTTAGGATCGACTGCACAGGTTTCTTACCTAAGCTGTTTTTGGCTTTTGATCTCGTTAACTCAACTGCGTTTAAGTCGCAAGCAATGCCGAAAGACGGTGACATAGTCAATGTCTTTATTCGTGCTAAGAACGATGTGTTCAAACCAGTGAGGAATGATTATGTAATCACATCAGTGGACATCGGAAAAGGAGGCGAAGAAGGAGCAGGAGCTTCGGTCGTGATTCAAGGAGAACTTTTTATCCCGCACATTCGCGACGAGGTCGTCAAGTCTTACACAGGCAATTCTTTCGATGTAATACAACTAATAGCAAAAGAGCTCAACTTAGGTTTCGCGACGAATGAGACATCTACTGTTGATTCTATGAATTGGGTGTGCCCTGGTGATAGCATGTACAATTTCATAAATCACATAGCTGATCATGCTTGGAAATCTCCTAAAGATTTTTACAAAGTCTACATAGATGTTTACTACCATTTGAACTTCATAAACGTAAACAATCAATTCGAAGGAGACAGCCAACTCCCAGCGGCTATCTTGGATTCAACTCTTGTGAAAGAATACTATCCCAATGACTTGAAGGACGCCAAGTCAGGACAGGTAACTCTTCCAAAAATGCTGTCAAACTTGACGGATCTGCAGAACACAAACTTTTTTGTGAAACAACATCAGATCGTCAACAACAGCTCCGAAGTCGCTAAGAAGTGGGGGTATAAAACACACGTCCAGTTCTTTGACCAAAAGAGCCTAAAGTACTGGGACCTATACATAGATCCTCTTACAACCACAGACGCAGAAAAAGACAAGATCATTCTTAAAGGACGTACGTTTCCAAAAGGAAGTACCGCAGCGGGCGCTCCATCACAGTTAGACTATTGGAAGACGCAGAACAAGAAGATGTGGTTGGGTGTCCAATCAAAGAACGTACACGACAAATATCTTTTTTCCGAAGTACACAACAAAAGAAACCGCGAAGAACTCACAAAGCTCTTCATAAAAGTAGACCTGCCAAGGTGGAATCCAAACGTCGCAAACGGTGAAAAGCTGCCGCTTCTGATGCAGAACATAACTGATGATACCAAAAGAAGACTTGACGCGACCGGTGACGTTGCTGATGCAGAACCGAACAAGAATTACCCCACCGTAGACCAGTTTTACACCGGTTTTTATATGACAGACGGAATGATATTTAGTTTTGACCGCATAGGCCCGGGTGGATCATATTCTAACGGAGGTTCCAATCGTCCAGATTTTTATCAAACGCTCTTTCTTAGAAGGCGTGAATGGCCGGCGCCTTAAATATATACATAGATCATGAAATACGCGGATTCCATAACCAAAAACTTCTTGTCATACGGGCAGGCCAGGATACAACCTACGGGTGGTCCTATTCTTGAGTGGCAAGACCCGACTTACTTAGGATTCCAGTGGAGGATAATCAACACACAGGACTATAGCGGAGACAAAGATTTGGACTACTATCCGCAAGGTCTTTTCTTGCCAGACGAAGATACCGACTCTGCTGTCAGTTACTTTGTGAGAACGAACCAAGAATCTAGGGCAGAAATGATCCGTGAATTCAAAAAAGGTTTCTTAACCCTTCTTAAAGAAGCTCCTTGGTACTTTACCAAAGTGACAGGCTTGGGAGATATCTGGAAGATTACACCAGGTAATTCTTTCCGTGGAAAAGAGAAAAAGATAACGATAGAAACCGAAGAGGCGATCGACCTTAAGATTACTTACTTAATGGACTTATATCGCAAGGCAGTTTTTGACTCAGGGTGGATGAGATACGCTCTGCCCGAAAACCAAAGAATGTTTGCGATGGAGTTGGTCGTCGCAGAAGTAAGACCGATGCAGACTTCTTTGCAGTCTTGGATCGACTTAAACGCTGGAACTTCTGACCCGGGCATCATCCTGAGCGATGTAGGTGGTATCTTTCAAGCGGCTGGAAATTTGGCAAACGGAATAGCAGAAGGAGGAGCTAGTCTTGGAACAGCTGCCAAAAGCGCAGCCCTCTCTGCAGTCGCTGGGAAGGTAGGCTTAAGAGCTCCTTGGTCTACAACTACATTCTTGTCTTTCAGATTCGACCTCTGCACATTTGACGTATTCGCTTCTTCGCCAAACTACCTGGAGAGCGTAGGCAAAACAGCGTCAGACAAGGCGATGAACAACATAGTGATCAATACTCCTTACATTTCGGAAGTAAACTCGTACGGTCTTTTGGGCGCTGTCCTAAAAGACTCATACTACGCGTCCGATTACTTATATGACATCAAAGACTTAAGCCAACAATCAAGAACTATCAGCGATACATTAGGCGGTAAGTCATTTACATCAACAGTCGAACTTGCTTTGAGAGGTCTGGCCGACCGTGTTGCTTCTTCATTGGGGCTAGAAAATGTTTACAGCTTTTCTGCATCTACGATAGCAAACTCAATCCAAGGCCTGGCGAACAATCCTATCGGCACAGCGGGAAATCTTCTACAGCAATTCTCCGCTCAGGGCGGTGTGACACCGGAGCAACTCGGCAACATAGGGCTGACCGGTGAAGAAGTCAAATTGATATCCGAGTTTTTAGGTAACGCTCTTCCTACGTTGGGGCCAAGCGGCCTTGTCGTTGACGACATGGGAAAAGCAGTCGAAGATGAAATAAACACCAACCAAAACCTGGTAAGAGGATCGATAGGCAGAACCGTTGAAGATGATCAAATAAACAATCCAAATTTAATCGTCGGCAACTTGCCTAAAGGAATACTCTCAGGACCGTCAATCGTCAAAGCTCGTTTAGGTAACGTATACAAACAATAATGAAATCGTTTAGCAAAGAAGAACTTATAGGAAAATTCTTTATCGGCGAGGTACTCGATGCCAACGATCCGGACAAAGAAGGCCGTTGTAAAATCAAGATATTTGGACTGTTCAATTCCGAAGACCCTGTTATCGAGAACGGAAAACCGACAGGACAGATCACAAAGGTAGAAATTCCGTTGGAACAAATTCCGTGGGCCAACCCAGCAAACGGGAAGTTTTTCGCTGGAGGCGAGACCAAAGGGTTCGGTGACATATCAATTCCAAAAGTAGGGACTATCGTCAAAGTCGTATTCCCGACCGGAGATCTCTACGCTCCTGAGTGGTCTTTCATCCAGAACTTAAACGTCCAAGCAGTCGAAGAAATACAAGACAGCTACGAAGGATCACACATCATGCTCTACGATAACGATGAGCAAGTCAAGGTATTCTATACGCCCGGCAAAGGTTTCAACATATTTCACAAGGACTCACAGGTAATCATAAACCCTGATTCCAGCATTACGATCCAACACAAAGACACGGAGAGCATCATCGAGCTCGTCGGCAACACTATCAACATAGTGTCGACAAGTCAAGTCAATGTCACAACCGAAAAAGCGGTCATTGATGCGCAGACCATTGAACTTGGCGAAGGAGCAACCGAAGCAGTCATCAAAGGTGACGCATTCAAAAAATACTTTGATGGGCACACTCACATTGGAAACTTAGGTGCGCCCACGAGTCCTCCTATAGAACCAATGCGAACAACAACACTAAGCACAATCACAAAAACCAAATAAACATGCCACTAGTACCACAGACATTGAACGCAGCTCTTGAACAAGCATTTGACAAAGCAATGTTTGTTTTTGCTGAAACTATTGCAAATTCACCAACAGGAACTAATGTTGCTGATAAAGCAAGACAAGCAGCGGCAAAAACTTTCGCGTCATTAGCCACTCCAGCAATCGACACGTACATAAAGTCAGCCACTGTGCAAGTCACCATACCATCGGGTTTGGTAACGCAAGGAGCTTCAACGGCATCTGCGCCAAACTTATTACCTTTGCCAATCTTCGGAATTCCCGGTGACCTAATAAGTACTGGAGGATTAACATAGAATAATCAATTTAGATATATAGTTTATAGTAAAACAAAAAATATGACACCAGAAAAAAAACAAGCACCAGAAATCGATTGGGACACATTAGGTCTCTCCGGAAGACGCATCATCAACAAGAAACTATCTGACACATACGGAGGTAAAGTTTTTTGTCACGAAGCGTACGCCGAAGACTTATGTAAGTTGATGGCAGGAATTCAAGTCTTCAACAAAGAACTTCAGGAAGGCATGATCATGAAGATGATCGACATCCACAAAGTATCGGAAAAAGAAATGACGATTACTTTGGAAGGTCTTGCAGACGCTGTGATCAAGCTCGACGGCGAGAAGAAATTCTACGCTATGCTCGGACTTACACAAGACGAGTTCATCGACAACGTAAAAGACGAGAACTGGAGAAAATCTTTCATAAACCAAGGTTACCACGTCAAGATCGAAGGTACATCGCCATACAATCGTGCTTCACTATATGCAGGCCAGACCGAAAAGATACGAAACGAATTCATGGCACAGATCACTGAAAATACTTCTGCTTACTACGGAACAATCACCGGTAAGAACCACGGAGGATTCATCATCAGTGTGCAAGGAATCGACGGATTCTTACCTGGATCTCTTGCTGCTACAAACATCGTAAGAGACTTTGATGAAATGATAGGAAAAGAAATTCCGGTGATGGTCGAAGATTACTTAAGAGAAAGTTCGACTTTCGTATTCTCTTACAAGAAGTACATCTCTAAGATACTTCCTCAGAAGATCGAAGAGCTTGACCGCGATAAGCAATACACAGGGACTGTTACTGGAGCTGCTAAGTACGGCATATTCATAGAGTTTGATGATATCTTTACTGGTCTTATTCACGCCAGCAAGATGACCCCTGAACTCAAAGAACAGTTCAAAAACAATGAAATCAAACCAGGCACGCCGATTACTTTCTGGATCAAAGAAATCACGCCTGACAAGAAAATCATTCTTACCGACGAAGATCCTTCGATTCGTCAGAAGGAAATCGCCGACTTTAGAGATTCCAGCTTAGGTGCCGTCAAAGGCGGTGAAGTTATCTCGGTGCAGCCAACGAAGCATAAAATAACTCCCGGTAATGAAAACCAAGAAGGTTTACACAAAGACAGAGATTCTCGACTCTGCTAAGATTGGAATAGAATTTGAGTTCTATTCTTCAATGGAAGTGGTCGAGACTGCAAGAGCGATCGCCAAAGTCCTAAAGAATAGGATCGTGGTGCCAATGGCTCTGAGCAACATTCAAGAGCCCAAACCTCTCTATCACTCGCCGGTACAGCCTTCGGCATCGGTATTCAAATTGGAGCCAGACTACTCAGGCGGTAAGAAAATGTGTGAGTTGGTCACCGGTCCTATGCCTTATTCCGATGCAAGAAACACTATCATCAAGGTTTTTGAATGGATTCAATCAAATGGTTACACTACCGACAGATGCTCTATTCACGCAAACATAAGTTTAGATCCCAATAAGATTCCTACCAGAGTCGAGATCCCTATGATGAACATAGTCAAATTCATCTTAGGATTCGACGAAGAACGAGTTTACGATGTATTCCCCAAGAGAAAAGATTCTGTGTACGCAAGAAGCATTAAAGAACTTCACCCGAACGCAGTCATATTCTATACTCCAACTACTGACATTAGTCGCAATGTTTTGGAAGTGCCCGATGAAAAGTATTACGGCGTAAACTTCTTGAAAGCCGAAAAAGGCTATTTGGAATATCGTTACATGGGCGGAGAGAACTACGAGAGAAAGACGAAGAAAATCCTAGATCTTATCGATTACTTTATCCTAAACCTTTACGAAGTACTAAACTTCGACGGCAACTTTAGCGCAGGTGATCGTACCTACTTTAAGAAGCTCATGGAAAAGCAACAGAAACTTTATGAAGGATTCGTAAAGTACTCTACGTTCAAGAAAAACTTCCCAGATGTAGAAGTAGGTGTTGACATGAGAAACGACGAACAGATATTGGAAGCATATTGGCACGTCATCAAAGATCAGATATTCAAAATCATGATGACCAGCGGAATCACAAAGGGCATCTTTAACTTCGACACCGATGTTTCAGTCTTGCAAGTCAGAGACACTAAGATCAAAAACTGCGTCGCAAGAGATGTTGAGTTTGTAGAATGCGAGCTCGAAGGTGTATTTGAAAGATGTACTTTTTACGGTTGTACGATTAAGAATTCTAGAGTTGCTGAATGCAAGCCGGTCAAAGAAAACAAATTCATATCTTGCAAAGTTGCCGAATCACCGCTTCACATATCAAACGTCTGTGACGATTGTTTCATCGAGAACAAAAGATTCCCTATCAACTGTTCAGTGATCGGTGGAGTTATTCGTAACGGTGAAATTGGAAAACTCGCAAAAGTTTCCAAAGAAACTATGGTCGTCGAACTTATCGAACCTTCTGAATCTCCGGGAAGCTTTAAAGATCCTGAGAAAGGTGGAAGAGATAAAGACAAAGACGAAAAGAAAAAAGACGAAAAGAAATAGTGGCAAGAGCACGTAAACAAGGCAAGTCCAAGAGAAATCGCGGCAACCAAGTTAAGAGGATCAAATTGATCGAAAACAACCGAGCAATCCTCAATAAACTTAAAGAAGAACTAAAAGAAAAGTAAAAAGATGACTCGCGATGAACTAATCCAAATGGTGAACGATGAGATTACCGTCTCGGGTTCTCTTCCGTACTCCATTCCACAGAAGGAAATGGAGAGGATCATCGGCCAAGCCGAGAACTGGTTCTATGTGAACTACGGCCCTGCGGTAGAAACATCTTACTATGTTCTGCCTAGAAATCTATTTGCACAGAAAGAATGGAAAGCTACTCGTAGTGTACTACTTCCTGATTGCGTAATTTCAATCCAAGACGTAAGAGACTTTACGGGAGGTGGTATCTTAGGAACAGTCGACACGGACTTTTCTGACAACCGTCTTATTGCTTCTGAACTTTTCTTATCACCTTTTCAGTCAGATGACCTGGTCCTAAGGACCGCACAGTATTCTTACTGGGACTTGACAAAATGTTTTATTCTCGAGAGATACGCGTTTGACTTTAACAGAAACACCAAGAGACTTAAGATTCTTGGTAGAGATCCTAAAAGAAACGTCTATATTCTTACTTACACTAAGATTGAGGACTACAAGCTATATGATGATTGGTTCTTTCAAAGATACATAACAGCACAAGCAAAACTTTCATTGGGAAGATTACTAGGAACGTTTACGTTCAATCTTCCAGGTGGGATTGCAGTAGATGCTGGAACAATCAAAGAAGAAGGACAGTCAGAGCTTGAAGCGATATTGCAAAAAATTGACGATGAGAACTCACCAGACTGGTTCTACATCTTCCACTAATATGTCATGCTTAAAGAAATCTACTGTAGAAATGCATCAGATCCCGGATTTCTTCCGAGCGTTCTAGAGACAAATTCTCCTTACGAAGCGATTCTTACAAAGATTCGCATGATCATCTTTACAACGCAGGGGGAAGTTCTTGGCGATCCAGGTTTCGGCTTGAATTTAGAGCAACTACTTTTTGACCTAAACGTAAGCAGTCAAAAGATCAAGGAAAACTTTTACGGTCAACTTTCTTTTTATGCGCCCGATACAGCCAACATGCCGATCACAATCGAGGTTTCTTTTGCACAGGGAACGGTAAGAGATATCTGCTACATAGATATATACATAGACGGCAAAAAGTATCTTGGCGTCGAAGCAACATAAAAGACGTAAGCAAGGATGGCTCTTCAGATTTTTAAGTACAATAGAATTCAATTTGACCAACTTTACAGTGATGTAAGGAGTTTCATGACCACGAAATTCTTACAGGTCGGCGAAGTGTTTTCTCCAGCAAGTGCATACGGACAGCTTCTGTATGTAATCCTAGATCTTGCTCGTCTGATGTTTTACTACATAGAGGATAGTATCACAGAGTTGAACATTATGACAGCTGGACGCAGCCAGTCTATCATTGGCCTCGCAAGACTTGCTGGTCACAATCCAACAAGATCCATTGCTGCATCAGGAACTTTGATGTTGGGGTACAACGGTACCACCGTTGATATGTACGGCAACACAGTGATCATTCCCAATTACTCAAAGTTGGTTGACCAAAACACTGGCCTGAATTACCTCATTACCACAAACACCGAGGAAGTTCGTATTAACTTATCGGGCAAGCAAACCGTAGAAGTTAAAGTAACACAGGGCAGCTTTGAAGTTCAGACTGTCACAGGAACAGGTAGACCTCTACAATCTTACAACATAAAGCCGAAAAAAGGGAATCAGATCGATAACTTCATCTATAGAATATACGTAAACAATGAACAGTGGAAAAACTATGATTCTCTATACGATATTCCTTACGATGCACCGGGTGTAATTGTTAAAACTGGGATGGACACCGGAATTGACATATTCTTTGGCAACCTTTACTTCGGAAGAATTCCAGAAGTCGGGTCTGTCATACGAGTCGAGTATTTAGTCTCAGACGGAGACGCAGGAAACATATTGATGGACGAAATTCCAAACTTTGAATGGGAAGACGATGGTTTTGACTTGGCAGGAAACACGGTAGATCTCAACGCTATCATAAAGATTGGTATGGGAAAACCAATCATATTTGGTTCTGACGCCGAACCGCTTTTCTTAACACGAGTTTTGGCTCCTAAAACATCAAGGGCTTATGTGTTGGCAAACGCCGATTCATATGTTTACTTCTTAGAAAAATACAACTTCTTCGCGGTCGTCGATGCCTTCAACACATTTGAAGACAATGATGTATCCGACGATAATGTGGTTTATCTATTTTTGATTCCTGATGTGAACAAACGAAAACCAAGCAACTCCAACTACTACACAATACCTCAATCGCTGTTCTTACTTTCCCCTGATGAAAAGCAAAAGATATACGATGTAATTGAAGAAAGCGGTCAAAAAACATTGAATACGATCGTCAAGATTATCGATCCCATCATCAAGAAATATGTTCTTAACCTAAACGTCAGGGCATTCGAAGGTTATAGCAAAGATATCATTCGTCAAAACATAATATCCAAAACATCAGACTACTTCTTAAAGAATCGTCGTAGAGACAAGATTCCTACATCAGACTTGGTAGCAATCGTAGAATCAGTCGAAGGCGTGGACAGTGTAAACGTTTGGTTTATGTCAGAAGAGAATGAAGCATATCACGCAAACCCAGCAAATGCAAATTCAACGATCGACATAGGTCTCGACGAATTTGGTGACATCACAATAGGAAGAGGAGAACTTGCGCTTGTTCGCGGAGGATGGCCCGATCGTAACGGCGTTTTCTTAGAAGACAGCACGAGTCAATCCAAACCAAGTACAATCAACATATCATTTGGTAAAGATACTCCTAAGTCATTGAACTTAGAGATCCACCGCATCAACATAGATAACATTAAGAATGGCTAACTTAGAGGTAAACATAATTGAGAAAACATACGAGGATCCAAACCCAGACATCAAGATGGGAGCGTATCTTACGAGGAAAAGTTTCTATGAAGCTCTTGTGCACCAGCAAGATGACCTAAAAAACATAGGATATGACTGGCGTCCAAACTTGATGAAAAAATCTTTGTCTAAGTACCTTCTTGCGAACAAAGATGTAGAAGCGGTTGTCGTTCAGTACACAAAGTTACTTACTTTTATTGTCGACACGATTCAGCAAATCAGAAAGAGCATAAACTATGCGGTCGACAAAAAATATAAGTACATCTCTTAATGCTACTTACCAACAGGTTTAACTTCTTCAACAAGAATGGGGACAACTTAAATCCTCAGAAAAGACAGGCTACGACTGTCTTAATTGTTGACGAGACACAGTTTCCTGGAATTGGAGCCGTCATAAATGCGTATACGAATTTCGAAGGTCAAGTCGTATACATCGAGATCATAGACGGAGGAACCGGCTATGATACTTCATCATACTTAGAGATCCGAAGCATTGACAACGAAAATCTCTTGTTCACTATTCCAAGCACAGACATTACATTTGGTGTGAACGGCGAGATTGAAGCAATCGCGCTTCCTGCTTCGATCAACAATAACGATTTTCCAAGTCCATCATTGGACTACATATTGGACTATAGTCTGGAAAGAGTCTCAACTGGGTTGATCGCTGTGGATCAGATATACATTCTGGAGAATGTTTACGATTCAACAGGCAGCACTGGAACACTTTCGTACGGACAAAGCGGTTACACTTATCCAAGAACAGAGAACTATGGTCCTTTCAATATCAATTCTTATTCAGCAAACGGCACAAGCGGCAAGGTAGAAATAGAGAGTTTTACATTCACGGGTCTTGTCAGGGAGTATGATTCAAACACGGTCAGCAGAGTGCCTGCAGCCGTCATATCTTCTCTTGCTGTAGGTATGAATGTGACGGGCTCTGGAGTGCCAGCAGATACTTTCATTTATAGCATAAACACCGCAAGACAGACACTTGTACTTACGAATCCTATACCCGCAGACTCGGTTGGAGAAATATCTTTTACTACGTACTTTCCACACGATCTTCGAGTAGGTTCTAAGATATTTATAGACGGAGGTGCATTAGACGGAGGTTCTTACACTCTTACTCAGGTTGATACGTTCAACCTGTACTTTGACACTTCATTGACAGTTTCTTCAACTTCAGGTGCCGGCGTAACATACAGCGTAGTCCCACAGTTCAAAGCATACGTAGAAGGTGACGAATCATTCTTCTTGTTCAATGTTGACTACAATGTTGACTATCCGACGATCACGAAGTCAAAAACAATCGAGTTTGAATTTACACAAGCTGCTTCTTCTGACACGATCCCAACTGCAGTAGTTGGTGGGACGGCAAACAACGTCCTTTATCAAAGGACTGTGTACGAAGACATTCAGAAAACTCCGTTCACACTTAACATCGGTCACCAAGCTGATGTAGAAGGTGTCTTCTTGACCGTCTTAAGAATCATTGACAATACTTTTTCTTCGAGACCTGGACTGTTGTTCTTTGGAATCTATAGAGCTGAGACTGAAGCAGAAGACGAAAGACTAGGTGTCCTCCTATCCAACATAGGTCGTGATGTAGACGCGGAGCAAGAACTGATTCTTAGAGATTCTGAAGTTGATGAATCAAACGTCGACTACATACTTCTCAACGAAAAGCGAAAAGAAATGCTTCTGCAAGGAGACCAGATCTGGCCATATATGGGTTCTTACAAAGGACTTGTGAATATGATCAACTGGTTTGGTTACTACGATATTCGCCTTAAAGAATACTTCTTAAACGTAAATAGTATGGACACAGAATTTGGCAAGTATCGCCAAGTTCCCATAACATTTCAACTAAAGAACAAGAAAGAAAGCGGTCAGTCTATCAACATTGTTCCAAGCAAGCACTATCGTAAGACCAGCTTATTTGGATTGTTCTATGACATCGTCAAAGACTCTGGAGAATTCGACGAAAACGGAACTCCTCTGACCACTGATGCTTTTACATTTACCAATGAAGAGGCTCTTATCAAATTCTTCGCTCTTAAGAAATACCTCAGAGAAAAATTCTTACCTCTAAACTGTCAGATTACTGACATCACAGGTGAAGGAGTTTACTACGAAAGATATACCATCAATTCTTGGAAAGACGTAGATGAAAGACGTGTCCTTGAACTAACAAGGCCGATTGGCTTTACATGCGAAGAACGCGCTCCCATCGAAGATCTTCGTTCGTACTCTTCACAAGCATACTTAAGTCCTACTTTGGAAAAGACATTACAGTCTTTCATGAATAAGTACGACATTCTTGACATAACGATTACTAATCCGGGAGGTCCTTATACCAGTATTCCGCAGGTTTCTTTTCCTGGGACTTCGAACCAACAGGCCACTGGCTATGCCAAAGTAAAAGGCTACACTGGATCATATACTCTTTCCAATCCCGCAGGTTTTGGTTTTACCGCCGGAGACATCATAACTCTCGGCGGCGGTTCCTATTCAACTCCTATCAGACTCCTTGTGACAGGTGTGACAGGATCTGGGTCGGTAACAGATGTTCAGATACAAAGCGGATACTCGCAAGGTGCAGGATACGCATCTCTCCCTCAAGCTTTCTCACAGATGCTTGTGGTTTCCCCGGTCGGATCTCAATATGAAGTTGTCAATCGAACCGGTTTCACAGCCTCCGTTAGCGATCTAGGATATGAATTAGACGATGTAGTATTTCTAAACAAAGGAATTGGGTATTCTTCTTATCCACAAGCTGTCTTTAGTCCAAACGTAGGTTCTACAACAGCTGATCTTGATCTTAAGATATATGCAGGAACTCCTGTAGGCAACATCAACAACGGGCTAAGAACAGAAAGATGGAATGATTCACCTAACATACCAGTCGGCGCGGTAGTTTCATTGTCAACCGAATTTCCTATAACATGGGATGAAGTTCCTTATTCATGGAATGATGTAGGAGGAAGTACCGACGCAAACGTTATTGCACACATAGATTCACTCCCAGGAGGAAACGGTGAAGTAGTTGCTTTAGAGATCGTTAACCCTGGAACCGAGTATAAGTTTACACCGACATTAAAAATAGTCAGTCAAGAAGGAAGCGGAGCAACAGCTACAGCATCTTTAAGAAAAGGAAGACTGAACCTTTTGGAATACACTGTGACAGCCGTGAACTCGACCGGCGGTGGGACAAATAACGAATTCACAGTTACGCCTGACATCGCTGCGGCAGGAACTCTAAATGTTTCTACCAACCGTTTGGTAACAGGCTCAAACATCGCAGACATAGTTCTGACTTCGGTCATAACCGCAGGACCTGGCTCAACCATCACAGTAGAGAATTATGATTCTTCTCCTGCTTCTACTTCGGTTGCTATAGGAGATGTTATATTAGTTCACCAAGGAGTGGCAGTTACAAATGGCGGCTCGGGATATTCTAATGTCCCTGGCGTGAATGTAAATAGTGGGCATACCCGTTCCATTTTTACATGGAGCGATCTTGGGCGTGGAGAATTCTATCAAATGCAATGGAAAGTCCTATTGACAGAGCCTGTCAAATCAACTGCGCAGTTTAGCTATGATAGTGGGATCCAACCTATAGATGTTCTTATCGATCACACGGTCGTGCTACCTTACATAGGCAAGTACACCGTTGAAATGATTGTCTACAATACCGACAATAATTTCGCAAATCTGATTAAGAAGAATTGCGTAGAAGTATACATGCTGGAATCTGACTTTTCTTACATATCAAAGTTTGTTAATGATTGTATAGATTCATGGGATTCTTTGAAGCAACTGCCAAACACGCAAGAAAACAAGACAGCGCAGGAAATTGAAAACACTCGCTACATCGAGTATAAGTGGGATAATGCCACAGGCCGTTGGGTCAACTTAGTCTTCAATAACACAGACTGGGAAGACATGAACTTTAGATGGGAAAACTTAGACGTTAGTGATCTATCCGATGTCAACAATTACAACTTTCCATACTGTGAAGATTTTTCAATCTTGGAAATCTCGCCTGACGACAATCTGGAAGGTCCTGTCGTAGACTATCTTGAGCCACCAACCGCAGTCAATCCTACGATCGTTGTTCAAGGGCAAAGAATCTATCCACAAATAGAGCCGCCTTACAACTCAGCAAACGAATGGATCTTTATCCGCAGAGATGATACTATATACCAGCTTGATGTACTTGACGCAGACTATTCAAACCCAGGATACACTTACATAGAATTGGTAAATGATCCTCCTCTTGCGTTCAAAGCTTCACCGAATACATGGGAGGTTTTACGAGAAATTGGCGGAACGGTCGTATTGCCCGGAAACAAAATCTACAATGAAGATTCAAATCCAAACGGAATCCAAGTTGGAAAGTTCTTAAAGCTGTTCCAAAAAAATTCCACACCGATTCGTTCACGAGTTCCTATCAATGGAAAGAACACATATTCTGGACAGCCATCAAGCATCACTCTTAACGGAGAAGGTTCGGATTCATCTTTTACCAAAAAAGGTGAAATAGGTCGTATATACAAACTTAGAGACCAAGAGATCAACAACGGTAATCTTATCTGGGATCCTACTACATCAGCTTCAACATGGACTATTGTCGCGGCAAACACAAACGATCCTGAAGTTCGTGATCATATAGGAAAGATATACATAGACCAAGCAACAGCTACTTGTAACCCTCTAACAGAAATCAGACCCGGTTTTACTAAGATCAAACTAATCGCTTATGTAGACGGATCTCTTAAGTACACGCAAGAATTTAGGACTACACACGTATACTTAGACACAAGCACAGTAGGTGCTGTTTATGATATTTGGAACTCATCTGGTGTTTATGTGATTGATGTAGTAGGAATAGATGGAGGTCCTATCGATGAACTTGATACTTATCTTGTAAGTCTTGCTGCTTCAGGCAATGAAGAGATATATCTTGAGTACGAGTACTTAGAATTCCCAACAAGAATTTACTACGGAGAAGAATCTGGAGGAAATATGACAGTCTACTTTGACTTCAATATGTACCCTTCGCTTGGAGCATTCAATAATGCACAATCGACCGAATTTGATTCCACTGCGATAGCTGATCACACAAACTGGTTCTTTGACAATGGGATAGCGTCTGGTGACTTCTCCATGGAGGTCTCGCAAGTGGGTACATGGCAAGGAGGTGTGGGAACTATTCTAACGGTATCAGACACAGACAGCGATCTTTTAAGATCATCTTCATCTTTCGTGGTTTGTCAAAGAAACTTCGACGAAGATTCTGCCGAAAGAAAACTCGGAACAGAAATCATAACTTGGCAAAACTACCAAAGTACTCTTTGGGAAGAATCATGTGGTCTTTCTTGGAATACTGTTGATTACGCAACTCCTTACTGGTGTAACTTCATCATTGATGAAGTTGTTCAAAACAGCGGCCTGCAATTCAATGAAGATGATGTATACAACTTTGACGGAATTGTCGGTGGTATGAGTAACGCTCAGATATTCACACAAGCTCTTTTTGAATTGAACAACAGCACAGAGGGCGGTCTTGCTAGATTCAACTACTATCCTATTTCCGAATCAGACATATCTTTAATACCCGCAGTAATTAACACATACGAATCGTCAAACTCTTTCACAACGAACGCTCCTGTTGCGATCGGTGACGTTGTGTACGGAAATCCTTTTGCTCCTGTATCTTCTGTCACAGGAATATCAGGAACAACAGTTACTTTGGACCAAGACATAGTAAAGAAAGCAACTTTCATAGGAGACTGTTCCGCTGGGGGCTATACGATTACAAACATAACGGGTCTTTTAGAAAATCAAATCATACCCGGTGATGTAATTACATCTTCCACTTTGCCTTCATATCCATCAGCAGGGGCGACGGTAACAAACATACTTGTGCAGCAAGGAAAGGTTAGAGAAATATCATTATCATCTTCTTGTACAGCAAATGGAGATGACATAACATTTTACGCAGAGTGGGAAACTAGTTCGATATCAACACAGATACTGGCAGGAGGTACAGGAACAATGTTCAAGATCGTTGCTCAGGCAAAGACACCAAGCGTTGATTGTTTGGGCTACTTAACAGGCGAAGGTGGTCTTACATTTGAAACACCAGATGGCAACTCATCGGCGCTTTCACATTCTTTCCCAACAGGCAACTACTATTCGTGGTTAGGGTTTGGACCGAACAAAGTAGGCAGTTTCTTAAACGGCTTGAATGACTTTGTCATAAACTATCGCAACATACAAGTTTACCTTGAAGAAGGACTTAGCCCATTCGGCTACCGTGGTTGGTATCCTGCACAAGAGTTACCCCTGCAGTATTCTTACATAGGAAGTTCTTCGTTTGTAAACCCAGTAGGTGGTACTGGTCCTATTTATACTTTTGACAATAGACTAGAGGCGCCAGGTGAATCAGAAAGACTACCTTATGAAAGATCAATAGGCGGAGCTCTAACGTGGGAAGAAACTTGGGCAGGAGACACTAACGGAAGATTTCCAATAGGTTCTTCGGTAATACTAACATCTGACACATCAAAGATTGCAGGAAAGAGCAAGTACCTATGGAGGATCAAGGAAGGTGATGACATATTGGTTGAAACAACCGATTCAAAGATTATGTGGACGTTTACATATCCAGGTGTCTTTGGCGTTGAACTTACTATTGAAGATACAAACGGAAACACAACCGTTAGACAAAAAGATACTTTCATAGAAGTAAATGAGTCCACTGGATCGTAATCAAAGGCAAGAACGTTCAAAGTTTCCTACGACTGCGAACATATCACAGTTCTTGAAAGTGCCTCCCGTTGAAGATGGGAACACACCAACCAATTCCTTGAATCAAGGATTCATATACACTTCCGAAAGCATTGACAGCTACTATTACGATACCGAGTACTCTTCGTCTATACTTTCGGTTACATCAAGAAGATCCTCGACGAACGTTGGCTACGTTTACGAGATAGTCGTTGAATACACAGCAAAAGAAGCACCGTCTGCGACTACACCTGGTTTGTATGGTTCTAACTTAATTAAGAAAGGAGATTTCTTTATCGTCACGTCTTTTAATGATGTTCACAGCTATGTAAAGGGTGCTGTTATTGATGTACTTGATGTTGTGGTATCAGGGCCAGTTGCTGATGTTTACACATACGAATACAATCTACTGTGCAACATTAGTGAAGGCGATCCTCTTTTGATAGAAGTAAACGACAACTTCGTTTGGAAAAGAAGACTTTATACTGATAAGAATAACGAAGTTGACAATAAACCTCCAGCCAACCTGCTCTCAACTGTGAGAGAAGACGGTATTTACTTTAGGTGGACCGATCCGACCGACAAAGCTCTTAAGTACAACTTAAGGATCAGGGAAAAAGACCAATCAGACGGCGGAGGTATCACTTACTTTTTTGTACCTGGAATCAGATCAATAGGTAATGGCGAAATATCTTTGAAAGTTTTCTTGGGTTCAACTGGTACGTATGATAAAGAAATAACCACGGTCAAGATCGAAAACCCAGGTGACTTTTATTCTATAACACCCACTGTCAACATAGTAGGAACCGGGACTGGAGCAAGTGCGGCCGCTGAATTGACAGAAAGCGGTTCTTTAAGAATCGATGACTTTATGGTCTATGCACACGATTCTTACAACACGATTAACGTTGAAGCTGAAGATTGGCAGAACGCTCCACAGCTAAACACATACGTAAACATTTTAGGAAATGATCTGTTTGTGAATACGATTAGCGCAGCATCGGACGGCAGATATACTCTTACTTTCTGCAAGCCAAGCGGAGAAGACTTTTTCTTCAATGCGGCATTTGGCGATAAAGTGCTTTTCACAAAACTATACTTTCATACGGGTATAAAACTTTTGAACGGTGGAAGCAACTACCGCAGGAATGCTTACGCAAGATACAAAGAATACCTTCCAGAAGATATATACTTCATAGGGAAAGGTGCAACCGCAAGCACAGGAACTCTTGCATACGGTGACTATTATTGGTCAGTATGTGGAATTCTATCCGAAGATAATAAGACATACACAGAATGGACGACAGAGTATCCACTAACCGTAAAGTAAACGAGGCTCGCATCAAAGGCGTAGTTTCCGAAAGACTTGCTGTGTTTGATCTGGACGATACATTGATCATTTCAGACGCTAAGATACAAGTTCTTGACACCAAAACAGGAAAAGTAATTAAGACTCTGACGCCTGCCGAATTTAACTTTTTCAAGCCCACTTCTAAGCACGCGCTTTCTTTTTCAGAATTCGAAGATTTCGAGATTCTCAAAAGAGCTTCTTTCATAACACATGTTCTTGAGGATCTGCAAAAATTCTACAATTCGGGCGTTCATGTGGCTATCGTCACAGCAAGATCAAACTCAAAAATGATCCGTGACTTTTTCTTACACAACGGAATCGACATACACCCTGACTTAGTGATAGCTGTCAATGATCCTTCACAAAAACTCAAAGGCAACATCGCCGAAAGGAAAAAAGAAGCCCTTCACAGATTGGTTGAAGACGGCTACAAAGACCTAATCTTTTTTGATGACAATGATGACAATCTTAGATTGGCCAAAGAAATCGAAAAAGAAAAAGACGTTAAAGTCAAAACTGTTAAAGTGTAATACATGGTATTGAGGGATATCGCGGAAGGCTGGTTCAACAAGTTATTGGATTCGTTAAATCTTCTTGACGAAGAAACTAAGAAACTCGCCAAATCACGCTTATCCGTCTGTACAGACTGTCCAGTCAGGACAGAATCCAAATGTGACTCTGATAAATTTCATAGAAAAAACGACGGGACAAAGTTCCAAGGTTGCGGATGCAACATTGAAGCAAAAGTTCTATGTCAACACTGCGAGTGTCCAGGCGGACGCTGGTAAAAAATACAAATCATATGCCAAGAAAAAAGACAAACCAAGACGAGAACGTAGATTCGTGGTTGCCACCGGCGCAAACATATCTAACAAAAATCAATTTTGATCTCAAGTGTAAAAACGAAAGGCAAAGACAGTTTGTCAGGCTCATAAATTCAAAAGACATAACGATATGCGCTGGACCGGCGGGAACAGGCAAGACTTATGTTGCTTGTGCAGAAGCTCTTAAGTTATTGTCCAAACGCCCAGACGTATATCGTAAGATCATAATCGTTAAGTCAGTGACAGTATTGGAAGGAGAAGAAATAGGATTCTTAAAAGGAACCATGAAAGAAAAGATGGAACCTTATATGATTTCTTTTATGGACAATTTCCACAAGATCATTGGTAAAGACTTGACAAGAAGTCTTGAAGCGCAAGAACTTATAGAGATCATGCCTCTTGCCTACATTCGTGGACGAAGCATCGACAACACAATCATAATCGTCGATGAAGCACAGAACATTAGCCTAAAGAATATGCGTTCGACTATGACCCGTCTCGGAGAAAATTCTAAGATGATTATAGTGGGAGACACTAAACAGATCGACATACGCAAGAACGAGATATCTTCACTTGAAAAAGTTGTCCACTTCTTCAAAGACATTGAAGAAATCGGAATCATGGAATTCCAACGCGAGGACATCGTAAGAAACCCGTTGATCATAAAGATCGAAGAAGTTTTCGAGAGAAACTCTTAAAGATCTACTTTAGGAAACGGTTTATTGTCGAACCAATCGCTGCCATAAGAAACGAGAAGCTGTTCTCCAGGTTCTATGTCTCTTAGTGCGATTATGTAGAGTATGCCGTTTTCTATGTCATTCACAAATTCGCAATTGTTGCGATCACTGTGGTTGTAGATACCTCCGTAACCCATAGGTACAGCCGCAAACTGCTCGCCCCACCGCAGGCTGTAAAGTGTCAGTCCTAAAGACGCATTACTACCGCGATCTTCTTGTGCATTCCAAGAAGCAATCTTTATGATGTCTACCGGATAGACTATGACAGGACTCGCTTCAATGAATGTGTCTTTTGTGATCTTTTCTTCGGTGAAAACACCCCAACCGTACACTTCTTCTACCCAGTCAACATAAATACCAGGAAGTATGAAGGGTCTATTTTCCACTGGCTTTCATGTTCTCTGGCAAGTCAGGGATTTTCTTCCACATAAACTCAGGTACTTTTCCACACTTCTTGCAGACGATAACTTCGATGGGAAGGTGTTCTTCTTTGCCAGTCGGACTGATTAAAGCAGAAACTTTTTTGAACATATAATAAGTCTCAAACATTTGAGGCTCTCC